AACAAACGGAAAGGCCGCATCCTGTGCTCAAAGTGTATGGATATTGAGTGGGAGGCCAGGCGGAGAGAACGGAAACGGACGAAATCAAGACCACAGGGGCAAAGCCTGGCCCAAGTGGCAGCGGAGGCCCGGGCCCATGGGATGACGTATGGGCAGTGGGTGGCGCGGGCAGGAGGAGGAACATAGTGGATATTGATAAGCTGATTGAGGCCATAAGGCTGTGCGGGAGTCAGCCGAACGTCCGGCAGTGCAGAAATTACGCTTACTATGCGGGCGGGGATATGAGCAGATGCATCCCGCGCATGACGGCGGATGCCTCCGCCGCGCTCTCCGCGCTCCGGGCCGAGCTGGAGCAAGTGAAGCGTGAGAGGGATGCGGCGTATAAACTACTTGGTGGAGAGCCCCCAAAGACCTGTAAGACCTGTGTCCTTTGGGGTGGAAACGGATGGGGACAGTACCAAATTGGGTACTGTGACGGAGATGACAACCCGCATGGGCCGAATGATTTTTGTTCCAGGCATCACGGGCCGCAGAAGGAGCTATGAAAATCGGACTCATTGATGTGGATGGGCATAGTGGGTTCCCAAATTTGGCGTTGATGCGCTTGTCGGCATGGCATAAAGCAAGAGGCGACGCCGTGGAGTGGTGGGATGGGTTCAAAGTCTACGACCGGGTATATATGAGCAAGGTCTTTACGTTTTCGCCGGACGTGGAGACCATCATCCGGGCGGATGAGGTGATCCGCGGTGGTACTGGTTACAAAGACTACGGCAGCCTCCCGCGAGAGATAGAGGCCACCTTGCCGGATTACAGCATCTATCCGCAGGTCAAGCACGCGATCGGCTTTTTGACCCGTGGATGTATCCGCAACTGCCCGTGGTGCATCGTCCCGCGCAAGGAGGGGGCAATACGCCCGGACTTTACATGGGAGAAAATAAAGCGATCGGACAGCCGTGATTTGGTGCTCTTGGACAACAATGTGCTGGCACACCCGCATGGGATAGAGCAAATCGACTCAATGGGTCATGCGCAGGTACGGGTGGACTTTAATCAGGGGTTGGATGCCAGACTAATTACAACGGACGTAGCCCGAATGCTGTCAAAGCTGCGCTGGATACGGTTTGTGCGCCTGAGCTGCGACACAGCGTCAATGCTCCCGGTGATCGAGCAGGCGGTAGCCTATATGAGAGAGGCGGGAATCGCGCCGTTCCGATTTTGGTGTTACATGCTGGTACAGGATGTGGAGGAGGCTCACCGGCGCGCACTGGCACTGGACAAGCTGGATATTATCCCATTTGCTCAGCCGTACAGAGATTATGACGGCGGTGAGCCAACTAAAGAGCAGCGCAGGTTTGCAAGATGGGTTAATATGCGAGCCGCATTTAAATCGTGCAAATGGGAGGACTTCTCGGGATGATTTGGAGATGGGAGGCAATGACCGATGGCAAGGGCGATTGATGGAGAGTTGCTCGAACTGGAGATTGCAAATATTGCAAATAAACTGGCAAAATCCGATGCACAAAAGGCATTGATGGGACGGGTAATGTACTGCGTTGAGCATATGCCCACCCTCACCCCGCCGAACGAGTGGGTGAATCGAGTGAGAGAGCTTGACGAGCTGTACACAAAGCTCCAGATCGTAACAGGTTTTACAGCGGGGCAACTACTGGAAATTTTTGCTGCTGGGTATACGCTGGAAAAACCAGACTACTCAAAGAAATTTGCGGAAATGGAAAATCTGGCGGAAGCTGCCCAGCCGAACGAGCCGCTGACGATGGAGGAGCTGCGGGAGTCACCGCACGGGAAAATCAAGAATAGCACTTTGCAAAGTATCTGCAACAGGGCAAATGAAATTGCCAGCCGCCCGCCGGAGGTATCGCCATGAGACACCAATACACCCGCGCAGAGCTGGAATCCATCACCCAGGAGACCGCAATCTACATTGAGGGAACAGGGATAGCCCAGCTCCAATGGGGCGGCCTGGAGATTGCAGAAGGGTGCAGGGATGGATATCTGTACTGCAAGCACATCAAGCCGTTTGCAATGGAGCTGTATAATAGATACTGGACGGCCTTTGATGGGCCGCCGGAGGAGGGGTGAGCATGGATAGACTGACATACTGGTGTGACAATTGGCATGGTGGTGGAAAATGGTTTGTAGCTATCGATGCCGAAGGAAGAGAAGATTACGGTCCGCACGTTGACCGCCTCGCAGCCTATGAGGAGACTGGCTTGGAGCCAGGAGAAATTGAACAACTTAAGGGTGAGGTTTTCGGCCTAAGATTGGACAAGCAAGAGTTAGAGCAATATCGTGCTCTCGGCCCCATTGACCGCCTCCGCGAACTCAAGCAGGCCGACGATGAAGGGCGGTGCGTGGTGCTGCCATTCAAGCCTCCGAGATGGGTGTATATGTGCAGTGCGCGCTTCCCCAAACCGGCAAAAGCCCATTATGCAAGCGCCATCAATGTTTTACAGGATATGGACAGCGGGTGTGTATTTGGGGATACCCCAAAGGAAGCCGAGGACGCACTGCGGAGGGAGCAGGAAAAGGAGAAGGAGGACGAGCATGAAACTAGTTGATGCGGATAAAGCCAGAGAGTGCTTTGGTGGTGATGGGGTGACTGGAGCTGTCATGCAGCGGATGTTTGATAGCCTGCCCACCATCGACGCCGTGCCTGTGGTCAGGTGCCGGGATTGTAAGTGGTTCAATCACTATACCATGGAATGTGAGAGTGATGATGTTGCAACAGACCATGAGGGCGGAGCGTCGTTTAGCATTAACTTTGGCCCGGATGATTTCTGCTCCTACGGCCAGCGAAAGGAGGCCGACCATGGCTAATCTGATGTTTGCTGATGCAGAGTGCCCTAACTGCGGCAGAAACTGCGGAAATGGAGGACGCGGAGATATCTTCTACTGCCCCTCCTGTGGCTGGAAGGGAAAAATCAAGGGTGCCGAAAATGACATGAAGTTTATCGAGGAATATATTCGGTTTTGCATCGAACGTGACAAGGAGGCCAACCTAGACGAAGCCATCGAAAAGTACCTGAAAATCAAGGAGGAGGACAACAAGTGAATAAACCAAGAATTGCGCAGGTGCTGGGTGTTGAGGTAGGCGAAGAATTTACATACGATTTCGGCGCAAATCAGGTAAATAGAGGCGCCTTCAAGATTGGAGCAGACGGGAAGCGATATTATAAGACGGGAGATCTCTGGAACCCTTGCTACAATGAGGATGATTTGGCTGTAATTATCAACCACCCAGACCGCATCATCCGCAAGTCAAAGCAGGAGCAGGAAGAAAAGAAAGCGGATAAGCCATTGAAGGATTGGACGCTGGGGGACGTAAAAATGGAATGCGCCTCTCATGACGACTGCGAAGGATGCCACTTCCATGGCAGTGCATTTTGCGATCAACGCGGCGTACTTTGCCCTGATGAATGGGACTTGTCCGAAAAGCCCCGCTTCACAAGGCAGGAGGTGGAGAGGGCGAAGGCTATCAAAGTGCTATATCCAGTTGTTAAAACATTGGCATACGTTGATATAGTGGGACAGACATTTTACATGTATGATGACGAAGACAACTATAAGGGCAGTCTTGATAACCTTGATGAAACGTTTCCTACGCTGAGGAGCATAAGGCGGGCCACATTGGACGAGATCATCGGAGGTGCCCAATGACCAGAGAAATCCTTTTCAAAGCCAAGCGGCTGGATAATGGCGAGTGGGTGAAAGGAAGCTTGATTTCGTTTGCAGATGGAGGGCGATCGATTTTACCATCTGAGAGTGCTGTGCTTTACAAGAAGGGCGAGTCTCTTTTTTCTACTGTAAATTGCCTTGAGGTCG